AAGATATTAAAAACTAAAATTATCTTACCAGATATTGATGTAATAGATTTTCCATATAAATTTTATAAAGTTTGGTGGAGTGATATTTGCAGTAGTCCAAATTGGGAAAGCATTAATCAATTAAAGAAATCAAAAACAGCAGTGTGCATAACAATGGGTTGGTTGTTATCAACAAATAAAAACACTTTTGTTTTCATTGGAGACATTAATTTCAATGAAGATGGAACAATCCATGAGGGTGGTAACTCAACAGTAATACCAAAATCAAACATACTTAAATTAAAGGAGATAAAAATATGACAGAGCAAAAAGAAGCTCACTTCGAATTGCATAGTGCAAATAAAGCGAAGATGAGTAATATGAATAAATTCTTTGCTAACAAGGATAAAAAAATGTTAGTTGATGGAGACCTACTAGTTTACAAGATTACTTCCTCATTGGAAGAACCTATTGACTGGGGTAACGATATATGGACTTTAAGTTCAGACTTACATAAAGGTAAACAATTATTTCTACAATCAATAGCTTTTTATTTAGAGTACACAAAGTCTAACGCAGTCATTGTTGTATTTTCAGATAAAGAAAATTTTAGAAAAAAAATTGATAGCGACTATAAATCTCACAGAAAGAAAATTAGGAAACCTATTTCTTATTTTGCAATGAGAAAATGGATTGAAGAAACACATCACACTATTTGTTATCCAAATTTAGAAGCTGATGATGCTATAGGTTTATTAGCTACAGGCGAACATAAAGATAATTGTGTAATTGTTTCTGGTGATAAAGATATGAGAACAATACCTGCATGGCAGTGTTGTATTATAGATGACCAGATAGAATATGTAGATGAACAATTAGCAGACTTTAACTTTTGTACTCAAACATTAACTGGAGACCAAACAGATGGTTATAAAGGTTGTGTTGGTGTTGGAGCTGTTAAAGCATCTAGAGTTCTAAACGAAAAGAAAAACATTGATGATTGTTGGGAAGCTGTACTTCAAGAATATAAAAGAAATAAATATTCTGTTGATGATGCCTACCACCAAGCAAGACTTGCCAGAATATTAAGAGAAGGTGAGTACGATTATAAAACACACAAAGTAAAACTATGGGATTACAAATATGAACAGTTCAGAGATATTGAAGAAAACAGAAAAGCTAGTTAGTATAGACAGAGCAGATAAGCATGGCGATAAGGTAGAAAACCATGAAAATATAGCTAGGTTATGGAGTAGCTATTTACAAAATAAGTTTAAATTAAACCTCATAATGTTACCTGAAGATGTCGCTAACCTGATGTCTTTACTTAAAATTGCCAGAACCCAAGCAGGAAGTTTCAATGTAGATGATTACATTGATGCCTGTGGTTACTTAGCAATATCAGGAGAAATCAGAAACAAGAGGGAAAGTCTAAAAAGTTCCACTTTAGGAGTATCTAATGCAAAGAAAAGTAATGACACCAATAATTAGTAAAGAGCTAATAGAGTATTTGGACAGTATTTTTCCAGAAAAATCTGCTGACTTAAAAGATACTGAAAAAGAAGTCTTCTTTAAAGGGGGACAAAGGTCAGTCGTAAATCACTTAATTAAACAACAACAAATACAAGAGGAATAATAACATGTGTGTATCAGTAAAAGCACCTTCTATGCCACCTGCTGTAGAGGCAATTCCTGCAACACCACCAAGTGTTTCAGGTGCTACGACAAAGCAAAATGCTCCTGCAATGGCAGATAGTTCAGGTAGAGACGTGAATGTAGCTTCGTCAACTGCAAGAAGAAGAACAGGTAGAGGTTCATTAAGAATACCTTTGGCTAGTTCAGGACTTACTTCAAGTGGTCTGAATTTACCAAGTGGGTAAATAAATGGAACGATATAGTCTAGGAGACAAAGTTACTGAAGATAAAAATTCAGTACAGGCACAATACAATAAATTAGAATTAAATAGAGAAGTATATTTAGAAAGAGCTAGAGATTGTTCTAAACTAACTATTCCAACTCTATTCCCAGACAAATCATATAACGAAGCAACAGAATATAGGACACCTTACCAATCAGTTGGTGCAAGAGGTGTGATGAACTTAGCATCTAAATTAATGTTAGCTTTATTTCCACCACATGCTCCATTTTTTAGATTGAGTGTAGATGATTTAGTATTCAAACAAATTCAAGGCGACCCAAAAACTAAAAGTTCTATTGAAGCAGGTTTATCAGGGATTGAAAAAGCAATCATGGATAACATGGAAGTTTCTAATGACAGAGTTGCTGTATATGAAGCACTGAAAAATTTGATAGTTAGTGGTAATGTTTTATTAAAGATTACTGAGACAGGTTTAAGAGTTTATAGATTAGAAAATTATGTAATTAAAAGAGACCCACAAGGAAATGTATTAAAGATAATAATAAAAGAAATTGTTAATTTAGATACGTTACCTGAAGAAGTTAGAAATGCAATTATTGAAGGTAAGTCAAAAGAAGAATACGAAAATAAAGAATTAGATTTATATACTTGCGTAACTAGAGAAGCCAAAGGCTACACATTAATGCAAGAATGTGGAAAGAAAATAATCTTATCCACTAAATACAAACTAGATGCTTTACCATTCATAGCTTTAAGATTTAATAGAGTTGACGGAATGGACTATGGGCGTTCACACTGTGAAAGTTATCTTGGAGATTTAAAATCATTAGAAGGTTTAACTAGAGCAATTCTAGAAGGTTCTTCAGCATCAGCTAAAATGTTATTTATGGTAGCTCCTAATGGAACTACTAGAGCATCATCTATAGCTAAAGCACCAAATGGTGCAATTATTGAAGGTTCTGCAGGAGATGTAACAGTCTTACAAGCTAATAAGTTTGCTGATTTTAGAGTGTCATTTGAGATGATGAATAGAATAGAGCAAAGATTACAGTATGCTTTCTTACTAAATTCAAGCGTTCAAAGACAAGCAGAAAGAGTTACAGCAACAGAAGTACAATTAGTTGCACAAGAATTACAAGATGCTTTGGGTGGAGTTTATGGAATTTTAACTACAGAGTTTCAACTTCCTTACATCAATGCAAAAATTAATATTTTAAGAGAACAAAAATTATTACCAGATTTACCTAAGAAAATTGTGCGACCTAAAATCATTGTTGGTTTAGAAGCACTAGGTAGAGCAAGTGATAGAATTAGACTTCTACAGTTCATGCAAGATTTAGCAGGAACATTAGGAGCTGATATACTTGCAAGACATATAAATCTTGATGATGCCATTAAGAAATTTGCAATAGCAAATGGTGTGGACACACAAGGTTTACTTAAAGACCAAGAACAAATCCAACAAGAACAACAACAGGCTCAACAACAACAGTTTGCACAAAAAGCATTAGCAGACCCAAGAGTAGCGATAGAAGCAGGTCAGCACATCACTAACTCTGGTAAAGGTTTAGCCCTTAACAATGAAACTGGAGACGTAACAGTTGAAGGTATGGAGTAATAAATATGAGTACAGATAGACTAGAAGTAAAAACAGAAGATACCAATTCACAAACATTAGAACAGTCAGCACAAAAATTAAAAGAAGATGGTATTGATATTAATAAAGACCTTAGCGTCAATGCAAATGGAGAAGGAATTAGTGTCTCTGAACCAAAAACAGAAATGCAAACCTCAGAAGACAAACCTGAATGGTTGCCAGAAAAATTTCAAAATGCAGAAGAACTGGCTAAAGCTTATGAAGCTTTGGAAAAAGAGTTTTCAGGAAGAAGTAAAGAAGAAGTAAAACCTAAAGACCCTTCCATTATGGAACTTAGAAAAAATGCTGAAGAAGCAGAAGCAACACAAGGTTTAGAAAAGTTTCATACAGAGTATGCTGACAATGGAGAACTTTCAGAAAAAAGTTATGCAGAATTAGCTAAACAAGGTTTAGATAAAGATTTAGTTGATACTTATATTGAAGGACAAAAATTAATAGCAGATACAAATACTAAAGGTATTCAAGAAGTAGCAGGTGGAGAAGAAGCATATACAGAACTTATGGAATGGGCTTCAAAAAACTTGTCTGCTCCTGAAACAAAAGTATTTAACGATATGGTTGATAGTGGTGATATTGAAATAGCTAAATTTGCTGTTCAAGGTTTATTATCTAAAGCAGGTATAAATTACAAACAACCTTCTTTATTCGAAGGTACTAGTGATGCAGTTTCTAAAGATGCTTTCGCAAGTGTTGCACAAGTTACAGAAGCTATGAACGACCCTAGATATGATGCTGACCCTGCATATAGAAAATTAGTAGAAGATAAAATAGGTAGAAGCACTGTCTTTTAATGGCTAGAGATTATGGGCGTGAATACGCTAATTATCATTCTAGGCCAGAACAGAGAAAAAACAGGTCTTCTAGAAATTTAGCTAGAAGACTAATGAAGAAGAAACTTGGGGTAAAAGCTATCGCAGGTAAAGATATAGACCATAAAGACAAGAACCCTAAAAACAATTCTAGAAGTAATCTTAGAGTTCGTTCTAAATCATCTAACAGAGCAGACAATAGATAATGTGGTTTAATCTTTTATCTATGGGTATCAAAGCAGGTACTCACATCTACAAAAACAAACAGCAAACTAAAATGCTTATGTCAGATGCACAAATGCGAAATGCAAGTGCAATGGCAAAAGGTGAGATGGAATACAAAGGAAAACTTTTAGAAGCTAATTCTAATGGTTGGAAAGATGAGTTCGTTTTAATTTTAGTAAGTAGTCCTGTGATGTTGCTAATTTGGAGCATCTTCAGTGAAGACCCAGAAATTATGATTAAGGTTGATAGATTTTTTGATTTATTCAACAACATGCCATTTTGGTATCAAGCATTATTCATAGGTGTTGTTTCAGCAATTTATGGACTTAAAGGTGCTGACATTATGAAGAAGAAGTAATGGCTAAACAAAAATTTGATACCTTTATTCTAAGAGATAAACCACCTAAGCGAAAAGGTATTCACAAGAAAAGTTTATCAAAAGGAGAAAAGTTAAATAAAAATTCAACTAATTACAAAGGACAAGGCAGATGAAATATATCGCATTATTTATTTATCACTACTCTAGTAAGTTAAATACTTGGTCATGGCAAAAACTATACGGAAACAAAAAGACAGGCTTAGGCTACAAAACTAAAGTCAACAAATAATCTCATCTTTTTTAAAAGAGAGATGACTAATTTAAAATCAATGGTTGCCAGTTACGACTGATAACTTCCTGAAGAAAGTAAGATTAGGGGTTAAATCAATAATAACAATAACAGAGGAGACATTAATATGTCAAACGCAGTAACTTCGAGACTAGGTCTCGTAAACAACTCTGGAACTGGTTACAATGATTTATTTCTCAAGGTTTTTAGTGGTGAGGTACTTGCTACTTTTGGGAGAGAAAATCAAATGATGGGTATGACTACT